AAAGGCTGGTCCAGCCGGTAAAGGTGATGACAGTAGTAAAGGCGGTTTAGGTGATTTAGCTAGTTACGAAGATTTATTGAAAAAACGAACCACCGATTTCTTGTCAAAGTTTGAAGGTGCGGGCGATAAAAAGCGTGAAGGGCTTAAAGCGCTTAAGAATCAGATACAAGGTCAACTTGCATTGCAAGGTGCTTCTGCTTTGTTAGGTAGTCCAACGCTGGCTCAAGCTGGCGCTAAGTTTGGTCAACAAGCTGCTTCTACTGTTGCTGCTGGACGTGCTGAACAACGCGGTGTTGAAGACGCTGCGGATGCGTATGACTTTAATATTGCCAAAGCCCGTGAAGCTGCCGAAAAAGGCGACATGCAATTATCGTTGCAATATCAACAGCTTGCTAATCAAAACAAATACCAAATGGGCAGCCTTGATGTTGCAAGGCAGCGAAACGCCATTATGGGCGAAGCTGGTAGTCTTGGTAAAGTTCAGCTTGGTTTAAAGAATGCAGATGCGCAAGCGCTTGCTGAAGCTAAACAGCGGTTCCCTGTTGTTACTAAAACCAATCAAGCTGCATTTGATGCGTTCCTACGTAAACGTGCTAATGAGTTAAAAATGCAAAATCCTTTAACTAAGCAATACGCTAATTTAGATGCAAACGATCTTGGCAGTAGCGCTTTCAATGTGGTACAGTCTTTACCTAAAGGCGCTTCCGTAGTCGACCTCGGTTAATAAATCGCCGCCTTGGGTCAAACTAAAATTTAAGAGCCATGGCATATTTACAGCTACCCAACGGTAAGTATTTAAAAATCCCTGAAGGGATGTCCCCTGACCAAGCGTATGACGCGGCTTTAACAAAGTTTCCTAATCTACTAGACGAACCCCAGCAAAAAAAGGGCATTGGTGCGGCATTAGGAAAAGGAACGGAGTCCATGCTGGGCTCCTTGCGCACCGGCGCAGAAGCAATACTATCTCCAGAAGAAGCTGCTAAAAAAGGACTGCAACGCGGTCAAGAGCTTTCTGAAAAATATGCTGAACAAGTTGGTCTTGACCCCTTAAAAAAAGCATACGAAGAACGAGGCGTGCTAGGTGCGGGCGGTGAACTATTACGTCAAGTACCCCTAGCCATTGCTGAGCAAGCGCCTAATCTAGCAACAATGTTTGCTGGGGCTAAGCTAGGTGCCAGAGCCCCTATTCCGGGCGTTTACGGTAAAGCTATTGGCGCTGGTATTGGCGCTATTGCACCGTCTCTTTTACAGCAGTTTGGTACTAACGTTGAACGTCAAGCGGCTGAGCAAAAAGAAGCCGGGCAACCGATAGATATTAGTCGTGGCAAAGCGCTTGCTGCTGCCGTACCGCAGGCTGGCTTGGACGTTGCTGCTTCCTTTATTCCGTTAGGCGGCAAAGTAGCCGGTAAGATTTTTGGCCCCGAAGTAGAACAGCTACTTATGCGTGGCGGTACAGAAGCTGCGGAAAGACTTGCGCAAGAATCGTTTAAGAAAACGCTTGGCAAGGGCGTACTGGTAGGTGCAGCCGCAGAGATTCCAACCGAGATTACCCAACAGATGCTGGAGCGTGCCCAAGCCGGGCTGTCTTTAACGTCTGCTGATGCGCTTAAAGAGTATGGCGAGGTTGCATATCAAGCCGGTCTGTTGTCCCCCATTGGTGGCGCAGGGCGTTTTATTGATAAGTCTGGCGCTAGAGGCGAAATAGCTGCTCGGACAAAAGCTGAAGAAGACCGCATTGCACAAGAAAGCGCTCAGCAAGAGCAAGAAGCTATCTTAAACAAACAAGCCATGGACGAAATGGCAAAAATTGCTGCGGAAAACAAGCCTACGTTTGCGCTTAATGAGCAACAGCTTGAAACCATGCAGAAAGAAATTAGTGCGCAGCGGTTTGACTACACCAAAAAACTTGATGATCTGCGTGCTGAAGCCCAAGGCGAAACAGACATTGATAGGCTTGTAGATATTGGCAACCGTGCTACACAAGTACAGACCATTCTTGACCAGATTTCTCCTGCCGGCATTCAAAAGCAGATTAAAGAGGTAGAAAAAAGCATCAAAGAAAAAGGGGCTGAACTAAAAGCCGCGCAAAAAGAAAAAGATGAAGAAGGTGCTGCTCGTTTAACGCAAGAACTTACTGGCATTCAAGACACTTTGGCAGAACTTAAAGCTAAGGCGCCAGCGTATGCTGAAGTTGTGGCTGGTCCAGCGGCTAAATCCGTTAAAGATCAAATTGCCACCAAGTTAAAAGCCATTGATAAAGCCCGTGATACTGGCGATTTACAGGCTTTATCTAAGTTAGCCCAAGAAGTTAAAGCGCTTCAATCTCAGTATGGTGGCGAACAAACATCGTTGTTTGAAACAGACAAGCAAGGTTTTGCATACCCGGAAGCTGAACGTCGGGAAACAATGCAGGCCAAAGAACTTGAAGAAACTCGCCCTGATATGGCGTTGGGTGCAGCTAAAACCAAAGAAAAGAAGCTCATGGATGACGCCATGGCAATGCTTCGTGAGGACTTGCCTGAGCCTGAGAAAAAAGCAATTCAACAAATTCAAACACTGCCTATTGGGCAGTTGCGTGAGCATTTAGCAAAACTAGAAGCTGACCGCCGTGAAGTTCTTAAAAACAATCCTGAGTTAACTGGGTTTGCGGCAAGTACTAAAAAACCTACTACGTACGAACAACTTGCAAAGCAAAAAGGTATAACTGAAGAAACTCCAGCGCAGATTGCTGAAAAAGCTGCGTTTACTGAAGACGGCAAATATAAATTTTACAGTAGCGATCGTGCTGGCGTTGCGCCGGGCGGTTTAAAATCCGTACTTACTAAAGCGGGTAAAGATTTAGCCGTTATTGAAGATTCTATTCTTGCTACTCAGCAACGCATTGACGAAGAAGAAATTGGCCTTAAGTTGCCAAAAGGCGAGGTTCCAAAATCTCTTTATGAGTTGCCGTCAGGTTATCCGGCTGCTAGCTACACACGTTTTGCCGAAGCAAACAAAGTTAATAGTGAGCAAAGCCTTGATGAATTAACTCAAACTTTGTTTAATTTGGGTAAAAGAATTGAAGATGACATTGCTAATACGCCTGAGCTGCTTAACAAAAAAATTGAAGGCTTGCGCGCTATTGTTATTAGAACAGCGCTTCGTGAGGTAGCGGCGCGTCGACAAGCTGAAGGCATGGAAATGCTTACTTCAGCCGAGGCTCTTAAGTTGTCGTCTCGAATTGATGCAAATTTACGTGAATTAATTAACCGTCTTCCAGCGTTGCCTAAAAATCAAGTTATTGATGCAATGGGCATGGCAGTAGAGCCACGTGTTGAAGAACGTGGAAAACCTAGTCAAATTAAATTTAAAAAACAACAAGAAGAACTAGCTAATATTCGTAGCGAGCTAGTTAAAGTAAATGAAAAAGTAGCCGCTATTCTTAATACGGAGCGTGGTAAAGAGCTAAAAGCAGAACTGGCTGCCGCCAAAACACCACAACAAATACAAGCAGCAGAAAAGAAAATAAAAGCTCTTTCAAACATGGAGTTTTTAACACAAACAAAACGCAAACTAGAATCCCGTCAAGCGTATTTAGAAGAACAACTTGGTGCTGCTGTTACAGGATCAAACATACAGCAAGTTATTGTAGAAAAAATGGGCAAAATCACTATTGATCCACGTGATCTTAGTGAACGTCCTTTTGCTAATTTAAAACGCGCCATTCAAATTATTAAGGGTGACATTGACGAAGCTAAAAATGAAGCAGCTATTGTCAAAGGTAAAGTACAAAAAATTACGCCTGATATTAAACAAGAGCGCGATCCAATTGCCGGGCTAAATGCGTTGCTTCCAAAAACAGCAAAAATAAACAAACTTAAATCTGAGCTGTACCAAGCGCAAAATGCGGCTAAGCCTGACGCTGACGCTATTAAAACGATTAAAAATCAATTAATTGATTCGGCTTCTGACAAACGTAGGGCTGCTTTGTACCTTGAAGAAATTGAAAAAACCAAGGCTAAAGAAACTGCAGAAGCTATTGCCAAAGAAAAAGCCGAAGAATCCTCACCCGCTAAACCGGGTGGTGTTGATGTTGTTGGGCAAAAACAAGGCGAGTTGTTTCCTGAGTCTTTAGCTACTTTACGTTCTACCCCGCAAAACTTTATGCGGTTTTTGCAATCTACTGAGGTGTACAAACTTCGTGAAAAGCTGGGTTTGCTTGAAAAGAAAGACGTTGCGCTCTCTACAAAAATGTCAAAGGCGCCTACCTTAACTGATTTAAGAGCGCAACGTGAGCTTGTTTTAAATTTAAACCGTCTTGATGAAGTTGTTGCTAACTTTAGATGGAATGCCGCTCAACTGTGGCAAGGGCGCAAACCCATAGCAGATGCTCTTGAAAATGCAATAAAAGAAATAAAAACGGGCACAACACCTAAAATTGAAGAACTTAAAGAAAAACGTAAAAAGTACAACTTTAAACAGTACTCGCCTGAATACAAAGAATTAAGTGCGCAAATTAGACGGCTAGAAATAATACTGGCTGACAAAAATTTTAAAAACGCAATGGAGTATGCTACGGCTTTAGGTACTTTTGATGCCACGGTAGATGAAAGAAACGCAGCTATTGAAGCTATTCAGGCGCGTATTCAAGATTTAACGGTACGTAACATAAAAGATGAGAAAAAAATTCTCGCTCGTATGGAGCGGCAGTACGCTAATCAAGCTTCGCCAGCAGCTAAAAAAGCCAAAGAATACGCAGATAAAGCCCGTGCTTTTGAAGCTACTGATAATGCTGTTGCCGCAGAAAGTTTAAAGCAACGTGTTGCTACAAAACGTATTGAAGAACAAAACCGTAAAGAAGCGTTGGAGCAGTTGCCTGTAATCCGTCGCATTACAGAACAAACCCGTGCTTTTACTAAAGCTGATAACTCTAAACAAATTCGTTCGGACATTCGTGCACTTGAAAAGAAACTTGAAGCTGCTGCACCGGGTAGTTCCCAGTACGCTAAACTTTCTGTACAGATTGGCGGTTTAAAAGCCGATTTAGACCGCGCTATACAGCCCTTGATGCGTAAAGTTGTACAAGCCGAAGTTATTCCTGAGCCAGCGGTTGAAAGAAAATCTAAAAAACAAGGTGTTCGTTTTGCACGAGGCCAAACAACAGGCTACACGTACCTTACGAAATCTGCTGAAGATATTGACAAGCTATTGGAAGAAGCACAAGAGGCGGCTATTACTCCTGAAGCTAAAGCAAGATTAATTGTACCGCCAACTAAAATAGTAGAAAAAGGCACTACTACATATAAAGTTGCGGAAGTTAAATCAAAAGAAGTAGAAATACGTGACGAGCTAGAAGCAACTAAAAAAGAACTTGTTGAGCACAACCGAGAAGTTGCAGCTACAGAGAAAGCACTCAAAGGGGCCAAAACTCCTAAAAAGATTGCTGAACTTAAAAAACGTTTGGCTGGGTTACGCCAGTCTTCTACTAAGCAACGACTTGGTCAAAAGGTTGACGCGCTTACTAAAGAGTATCGTGAGATTCGGGCGCTTGGTACCGGTGTAGAAAGAATGCTGACTATAGCCGAAAGCGAGTCGCTCAAATCGTCCCGCCTTAATCCACTTAAAACCGGTGTTAAGCCATTACCTAGGCAAAAAGAAAGCGTTACCGGAGGAGCAACACGCCGTGAGTATGCAGAAAATGAAGCAGCTGAAGCAGGCATTCCGCGTGTAGATTACCTTAATGTTCTTGACGGTTTAGAAGGCGGCTTTAAGGCTCGTGACGAAAAAACACAAGGCGCTGGCGTAAGTCAGGCTGATGTAAACAAAGAGCTTGCTAAGATTAAGATGCCTAAAGGTTTGAAGATTACTGTTCTTGATAAGGTTCCTTCTAGTATGGCAGAGCTAATTCAAGCGCGTGGGTACGATCCTAAAACTATCCGTGGTTTCGTACTGGCAAGCGGTGAAGTAGTAATTGTTGCTGGCAACCACACCGATATTAAAGACGTTAAATCTACAATCGCTCACGAGTTAATTGGCCACGTTGGCGTTGACGGGTTGCTAGGCGAAGCCGGTATGCGTGCTTTAGCTAAGAAAATTCAAAAGGACGAAAACAGTGTATTTGAATTAGCTAAAAAACTGGGTGTGTTTGACGACGTGTTTGGCGCTTATGCTGCCGCTAGAAAGTACATGTCAGAAGAAGACGCTGTGCTGCACGCTGTACGTGAGTTAATTGCCCACGTTGAAGAAGCCTCGCCTAACAGAAGTTTCTTAGAAAAAGCCAACGCCTTTATTAAAGCAATGGTTGGTGCGTTACGCTCTGTACTGCGCAAGATGGGTTTGGATTTAGATATATCAACCAGTGATATATACAAACTGTTGCGTGATGCTCGGGCTAACTTTAAAGACATGGCGCCCGGTGCGCACATTAACAAGATGGGTGAGATTGTATTTCGTTCTGCCCCTGCCGTAGCAAACGCTGGTTTTGAAAATGCACTAAATGCAACTAAAGGTATTGTTGCTGAGCAAGCAGATTTAATGGATAAAGTAAAAGCTTTCTTTATTGGTTTTGAAACTAAGTATGTTGATAGATTTGCTCCTATACAAACTGTTGCTAAAAAAATGACGGATTCGCTTAAAGCAACACAAATGATGTATTACCTGCGTATGCACGACCAACGTATGTCGTTTGTTTCTGAAATTACTTCTAACGGACCGTTGGATTTAGTTAAAGCTAGCGATGGTAAAGGCTTTGTAATTAGAAGCGTTAAAGGGGCAAACTTAGTTGATATGGTTGCCGCACTAGGAAAAGCACGGGTTGGTAACACAGAAGCTACTAAACGAGTCTTTACTTTGTGGATGATTGCTCAGCGTGTTAAAGATCCCCGTGTTGGTTTAAATAAACTAGACTTCTCCGGCAAGGTTACGCAAGAACTGCTTAATGAAGTTGAACGTAATGTAGCCGCAGACCCACAAACCAGCAAAGCTTTTAAAGAAGCGTCGGATATTTACGCTAAGTACAACGAAGGTTTAATTAATTTTGCAGTTAAGACCGGCGCCATATCTAAAAAAGACGCTGAGGTTATGTTGCAGAACAAAAACTTTATACCGTTTTACCGTCAGCGGCCGAACTCACAAGAAGTGTTTCTTGAAATCGGTGGAGCGCCTGCAATTAAAATTGGTAACTTGACTGACCAGCCGTATCTGCACGAGTTGATTGGCGGTAAAGAAGCTATTTTAGATATATTTACAAGCGCTTTGCAGAACACTTCTATGCTTACAGACATGGCGTTGCGCAACAACGCTACTAAAGAAGTGGCAAATTCCCTTGCTAGTTTGGGCATGCTTAAATCAAACCCTGACAGCCCTAAAGACAACGGCATACACAAAGGCGAAGGTAAGTTAGGTCCAAATACTATTCGTTTTAAAGTAGACGGTGAAATGTATTCGGCTGAAGTTGATACAAAGACTACAGACATTCCATCTGAGCTTTTGGTTAAGGGGCTACAAGGCGTCAACACTTCTTTGCCACGCGTTGTAGAAATCCTTGGCGGTACAGGAAGTTTCTTACGTAAATGGATTACCCGCAACCCTGCATACGCATTACGCCAGCTTATTCGAGACCCCTTAAACGCTGTGTTTGTATCCGGTTTAGACACCGTTCCGGTTGCAAGCTCTATTAAAGAAATAGCAAACATGTGGCGTGGTAAAAGTGAAGGCGAAATGCTTCTTCGGCGTAGCGGTATTTTAGGCGGGCAAGTATTAACCGGCACCACAGAAGACCAAAACAAAATTCTTAACGATCTTTTGTCAGGTAAAAAAGGCTGGGATTACTACATGGCGCAGCTAGATAAACTAGCAGTCCAAGGTGATGCTGCAACGCGTGTTGTAATGTACAACAACTTTATGAAGCAGGGGCTGTCCGACATGGAAGCCACCTTAGCTACGCTTGAATCCATGAACTTTAACAAGCGCGGTATATCGCCTAGCTTGTTCCAGCTTTCCATCATGGTTCCGTTCATGAACGCTCAGATTCAAGGTCTAAACGTCTTGTACAAGTCGTTCAGGGGGCAGATGCCTTTTGCTGAAAAACTTAGGGTTAAACAAAAACTTGTGCAACGTGCGTTAATGATGTGGGGCTTTAGTATGATTTACGCTTCGTTAATGCAGGATGATGAGGCATATCAGAACGCAAACGATGACGAAAAGTACAACAACTGGTTTGTGCCAAACCCATTCAGCGACGAGCACATCAAGGTACCTATTCCGTTTGAAATTGGTTTACTGTTTAAAGCCATTCCCGAAGCGCTTGTTAACACTATTTTTGGTGACGCTAAAGCCAAAGACGCCATGTCCGCAATCGCTAAAATGGCGTGGAATAACGTACCAAATATTGGACCTGCCGCTGTTAAACCGATAGTTGAAGTCGCAACCAACTACTCGTTCTACACAGGTCGTGATATTGAAAGCGCTCGTATGCAACAGTTTGAACCGGGCGAGCGTTACACCGAACGCACTACTGAGATTGCTAAAGCTATTGGTGGCATGCTAAATATTTCCCCAACTAAGATTGAGTATTTAATAAGGGGCTACACAGGCTCAGTGCCGTTGGCTGTGGCATCTTTAGCAAACCCAGTCTTGCGTGATGGTGAAGGCGGTGAAAAACCTGATAGCCGAGGCATGGTAAGTAGTGAGACACCGCTAATTGGCACTTTCTTCCAGCCTAAAGACGCAAGCGGTTTAATTAACAAAGCGTACAGCGACATGAATGATGTCATTAAAGTTAAGCAAACGCACAACAAGATGCTTGAAGAAGGGCGTGATAAAGAAGCTCAGGCGTACGTTGATGCTAATGCTGACATGATGGGCATGTCTACAATGGCTGGTCAATTCCGGCAGAAAATGGGCGAACTAACCAAGCAAGAGCGTACAATTCGGTCGGCTACTGGTATATCAGGCAAAGAAAAACGGGAAGCGCTAGACGAAATTCGTCAAGCCAAGATCGAGTTAGCTAAAGAATTTTCTAGCGCACGCGAGTAAAGAGCACACCGATCTTACCGTTTAGGGTACCGAAAGCAGCTTTGGCTTTTATGTTGTAGTGAAGGGCGGCCGCCAAGCCGTCCTTTTTTATTTCTGTTAAGCGCAAAGTAGGTACAAAAAATACCCCCTTGACGGGGGTATCAAGCCAAGGGTAATGCACTTTAAGTTTCCTCATCTTCGTACACAGGGCGGGTAATCTGCATCACGTTGACTCGCATAGTAGGACCACGGGTCTTGGACAACATATCTTTGCGCAGGTACTTAATCTTGTAGTTTGGCAAGCGCTCAAGCTGTTCCTTGAAGTCTTTGTAGCCGTAACTCATCGATACACAGTGCTGTTTGAGAAGCTGTTCCTCAATGAAATAGTCCACGTGTCCGGGTGTAAACCCATGCTCTACACGCCCAGCTACATCAGATCGGGTCAGCGACTGGTCAATATCCCCATTACCGCCTAGCGTCGCATCCAGTACACCGTTGAGGTTCTTAACTACTACGAACTTACCAAAGCGCTCACGGGTATAGGCGTTGAGTACATCTTCTGCATTGCGCTTGCTTCCATGGATAATGCCCCGTGCGCTGTACACCATCAGGCGCAGAACTTCTACGATCGGCTTGATGGGGATGTCAATCAGGTTGGCATACTTCTTACCAAGCAGTTGCACAATGGTTAGGATACAGGCGTTACCCGCAGTCCAGTACCGCTCGTCAGCGTTGGTCTCAAACTCGGTTTCTAAGTTTGCTTGGGTTTTCATCAATACTTGTTTGGCAACCTCACGGTTCTGTACCATCCAGCGGATTAACTCTAGCCCAACTACACCAAAGTTATCTTTAAGTAGCCCCAGCGTTGCGCCTTCTTCCGTCGTCCACTTCAGCTTCTTGTTCATCTGCAACTCAAGAATACGGAACATCTCGCCCTGCGACGCATGCTTACGTGCGCCTGATAAGAAGTCCATAACGTGCGTATTCGATGATAGAAGCACCAGCAGTTTCCATGTAGAGGTGTTGATGCGCTCCTCGTTAGAACCCTGCTTCATGCGGTCTTTGCCCTTACCCTGCGTTAAGTCAAGTAAGAACTCAGGCAACCACTCGAAGTCTTCACGGCTCTTGCTAGTGGTCTCGTCAATAATGAACGGCAAGCTGTTAAGCAAACCCTGACGCTGTTGCGATGCAACAATAGATGTACTCTGTGTCACACGGTAACGCTCGGGGTGCCCAAAAAAACTAGCCGCCAGTTCAAGGGCTAAAGACTTACCCATTCCCGACTCAGAAGAACCAAGGTGATACACACAGCCGTTGAACTTGGTGAAGTTCATTAGCAAGCTAGCAGGTCCAACCAAAGCCATCGCTAGCACCGACCACTCTTCCTTGGCGATCAACATGTTAAACACCTTGCGCCAGTTTTCTATCGTGCCGGTCGGTACTGTGGACTGGTTGATGTTATCCAAGGCGGGTGTGGGTACGTATACTTCGCTTCCGGTGTAGGACAAAATCCGACTGTTGTATACGAACGTGTTGTCAGCCTGCCAACCACAGCTATTCGGTACCTTAACTGCCCGTTTGTTGGCGCTAATAAACTCCACACAACCACGGATGTAGTCAAACAAGTTCTTATCGTTACCTGAACCGTAAGCGGCAATCACGTTCTGATTGGCTAGCGCCTTAACTGTCTCGTCCTTACTTACGATGGACTTCTGTGGAATCAAGATGTCGACTGCGCCCTCGGGTCTAAAGGCAAGTAGATGCACCAAGTGGTCGCCGTTGCTGTTCAGAATGTCCACCGCAAACAAGTCGTATGGCAACAGCATGACCTGCTTGCGTGACTTACCCCCCTGCTCGTCTTCTACCATTCTGTCCATGAACACACCGCCGTTGCTGCCGAACGCAAAGCCTTTGGGTGGGGTTGGACGGGTGATGGTCTGCGGCGTAAGTACGGCTTCTTCTTCCTGCACGCGCTCAACTACTACCTCTTTCTGTTCTACGTCAACTTTAATCTCTCGACCTAGCGCTAACGGATTGGTGAACTTGTTGTAGTGTGGACACGTTTCGCATACTCCTGGATTAGCCTCATCAAACTTGAGACAGCCGTAAGGCCCCTTGATGGCATGCCACTTCTCGTTGTGCCGAGCCGTGTCGTATGGGTGCATGGCAGAAATCGCCAAGCCCTCTTCTTCCCCATCATCGCAGTATTTAGCTATGCTGAGGACGCCACGCCATAGGGGCTCCATGCCGTCTTCAGTTGCATGTTCTTTGTAGTAATTGATCTGTGCGCACGTTTTGATGTTCTTAAAGTAGGTGGCGCTGTTCTCGATTAGCTTGACGCTGTTGGCATTGGGTGTTAGTTTGGGGCGTTTACCGGGCAGTTGGAGTGGGGGTAGGCTTTCGTACGACTGCTCACCAACGGCTTCCCGTAAGTGGTTTGATAGAGCCTCGAAGTTAAAGATGGTGCCCTTGACCTTGATAGATACCTTGCGTGGCTTGGTTTCTTTGTAATTGTGTGTATCAGGCACACGCAGAATACGGGCGCTATCACCAGTAACCGAAGCATCGATGTTAAAGTCGTGCTTCTTAGCCAACCGCTTAAGGTTCTCTGCAACAGGTTTCCATACAGCAACATCTACTTCTTCCTCGAACGGAAAGTAAACATGCAAGCCACCGCCACTAGAAATAATGAACGGCGTGCCTAGAGTATTTAAGTCTGTGTCACCCAAGAACAAATCCAAAGCAGTAGCCGCTTGCGCTTTGTTCTCGTAGTTCTTACCCTTACCGCAGTCGATGTCCAAGAACAAAGACCTCATCTTCAAAGCGCTGTCGGCGGTGCGCTTCTTTTTATCATCAAACGATGCCAAGGCAAAGAAAGTGTTGTATCCCTTCCCATCAAACGCCATGGCGGCGTTGTACAACTCGTCAATCGTGTTGACAAATACGTGCTCTCTTTTTGCTGTGCTAATCTCGGCCGTGCAGTAAACACCCGAAGACGGTAGCACAGTCGCTAGGAATTCCTGCGACGTCATGTGAAACCTCTCGAGTTAGTGTGCGATGCCGGTGATTATTCTTGATGCAAAACGTTTTACAAGTTCTATTTGAAACTCTTTAGGCAAGCCGTCGCCGTAAACAAAATCTTCAGAGAATCGCAACAGTTCGTAGTCAGTAAGGGTTCTTGGATGTAGGGTTGTTTCTACTGGTTCTTTAAGCATTGTCTTAGCGCCTCTTCTGCTGTTTTACTGTTCTGTAATATGTTCAACAAAGACTGTACCCGTAACCGATATGAAGGCGTCACTTCCGTGCCGCTGAACCAGTTGTAAACCGTCTGCCTTGTTGCGCCTGTAAATTTTGCTACTTCAATAACTGGAAAGTCTAAGCTAATCGCCCACCGCCCCAACTGGTTGCCCAGCGTTTTTGGTGCGCTCTTTGTTGTATTTTTAATCTCGTCTGAGTAAGCCATGATGTTCTCGTTAGTGGGGGCCGGAGCCCCCTATCTTAAAAGCAAGTTGTGTTGCAGTTCCCACCGTTACAACACGTTGTACAGACCATAAATTTACCATCGGGAGTAGAAATGGTAGAAGTTGTACATGATGCGTAAACAGAAAATGCCGTTAGGGATAGTACTGCGGTAAGAATAAACTTATTCATCGTCCCACTCCTCAACAGTAGAGGCTAAGCTACTAGCTTTCTTGGCTGGTACTGCGCTTGCCTTTGTTGCTGGCTTACGCTTCTCAGGCTCGTCTACTTCTTCAGTTTCAACTGCAACTTGCGCTACTTTGGCTTTAGCTGACGGCTTAATTCCTTCGAGGGCTAGCGGCTTGTCAACAGGTTTGGAAACGCTCATGGTCACAGCCAATTTCGCTTCTGTGGACTCGCCCTTCTTAACGGCTACTGCGTACTCGTCGTCCTCTAACCAACGTACTGGTTGGAAAAACAACTTGGGTACTGCGGCTTTTGTATCAAAACGAAGACGTGTTACAAGTGTCTCAGGGTTGATGCTTTGTGCGGCAAGGTAACGAGCGTAGGCTTGTAGTGGGCGTTTGTCGCCTTCTTCCTTACCAAAGATGGATGTAGCGGCTAGGGTCAACTGCATTACGTCACCCTGTACATCGTTCGCTAAGACTACTGCAAGGCGCTGTGAGAAACGGCAAGCCTTAGATTCGCCTTGGCCTGAGCCTTTGACGTTCATTGGGCATGATGCGCAGTCGTTTGCTTGTGGCTCTTCAATAGATGCGTCGGGCTTGTCACCGTCAGCTGACCAGCAATCGGGTCCTTTTGTTTCGCCTTCAACGTATTGCCCAGCGTAGAAAGTACGGCTAATCTTCGGTGCCGCATTGACAATAACAACATCAAGGTGACGGTCGTCGATTGAGGTAATTTCTTTACCGTCAGCCATCAAGCGGAATACACCGCCTTTGATCGAGATGCGCTTGGTACTGCCGCCGCCCGTGCCGCCGGTAAGGCTCTTGGTTAATGCAGATAATTCACCCTTGCGTGCAAATGCTGGGGTTTGATTCGGGTTAAAGCTGGCTAGATCGCCCATAATACTGCTCCTCATTTGGTTGGTTTACGTACTGTTACTGCATACTCCGACATCGAGTTGAGCCCGGCTGGCACTACACCCGGGTTCTCTTCTAAAAACATAGACATATTCTTCTGCGCTATGCGCTTCTCAAACAGGTCTAGTGCATCGTGTTCTACAACAAAGTTCTTAAATGAATCCCAGTCGTCTGTGTAGTAACGAGTTTTCTGTGACAAGATGATAGTGCCTTCTTCTGTCCGCACCGAGTTCATACCCAGCGCCAACATCTGATCTTTCATGGCGTTCTTAATTTCGTCTTGCTTTGCTTTGAGTTCTTCGATCTCACTTTCATACTGCTTGGTAAGTTCTTGAACCTTTGCGTACATCTTACGATATACACGTGCTAGTTTATCTAGCGGTACTACTTCCTCTTCGTTTGGCATTTTTATGCTCCTTTGTAAAATATTTTACATCAACAAAGTCAGGTGTACAACCCAACTTAGGGTTTTCCTTAAAAATTAATTTCTTCCTTGTACAAGTTCAGCAAGAGGTCGTGCCCTGCAACACGTTTCTCTAACTGTTTAAACATGCGCTTCTCTATTTCACTGCCTTGCAAATGTATTACGGTTACGTTAGTCGAAGTTTGCCCGATGCGGTCTGCTCTTGCGATGCACTGCAAGTAGGTTTCGACGGACATGACTGGGCCATAAAACACCACGGTATCTGCCGCTGTTAATGTTACACCATGCGATGCGGCTTGCGGCTGAACAACGAGTATACGGGGGTCAGCGGCCGACTGAAAGCGTTTGAAGATGTCTGTGCGTTTGTTAACGCTTACATCACCGTGTATCACTTCACTGGCTATGTTGTGTCTGAGTAAGTGCGCGTTGATTGCCTCAATGCTGTGCCTAAATGGTGCGAACACAATAACCTTGCGACGGGTTTCCTCAAGTACTTCCAAGAGCACGTTCAATCTAGGCGAACAGTCAAACTCTACTACCTCGTGGTCGTCGGTGTAGGCGGCGCCTGCGGAGATTTGTAATAGTTTGGATACACCTGCCGCCGCATTGACGGCAGTAATCGTCTCGCCCGATGCCTGCATAACCATAAGGTCTTTGAGCATGCGGTAGTACTTGACCTGTTGTGGCGTAAGGGGTATTTCACGGGTCTCGGTAAGTACGGGTGGCAAGTCGGTACACTCTTCCTTGGTGTATCTAATCGCTGGTTGCAGTGCATCAAATACGTCCTGCTGAGCGTTACGTTTTGGCGCCCACTTAAACTTGGATAACTTGTTCATTACTTTGTCACGCCATGCGGTAGCGAACTTGGGTACACCTAGGGGGTTTACTAGCTTGGCTAAGCCGTACGCATCTATGGGCGACTGTGCGGCTGGTGTGCCTGTCATCATCCACAGCATGGTGTCAGGCTTTAGTATCTTGTTGAGGGACTTCCAGCGCTGTGTTGATGGGTTCTTGTAGGCGTTTGCTTCGTCCACAATCACAAGGTCGAACTTGCCGTTGGCAACAACTTCATCAGCGATCAGGTTCAGCCCATCGTAGTTAACTACTACGAACTCGTAGTCGCCTTGTACCATCTCGATGCGCCGTGATGCCTGTGAATGATGCGCCGCAATGACTGAACGGTGAATGATGCTCTTGCCGATACTACTTATCCAAGCGTCGTGCATGATGGACAGGGGGCATAGAATCAGGCAACGCCGTACATGTTTAAGGTTCATCAAGTAATCAGCCGCCCACAAGGCAGAGAAGGTTTTGCCAGTACCGGGGTCGTTAAAAACAAAAGCCCGTCTGTGCATAGTTAGAAAGCAAGCGGTATCTACTTGGTGTGCAAACGGCTTGAACCGCCCCGGCCAGTCGTACTTAGCGGTAATCGGTGATGGTGCGTTCTTTACGCCTAGGTTGCGGAGCACACGCGTTTCGTCTAACCCCCAGTACACGGCTACTTCAAACGTGCCGTTGTCTTCGCTGACGATTTTGCTTCTAGGTATAACGCTGTACTTGTCGGGGTTGCGTGTCTTAAACAGCAACGCTTTGTTTTCTATGATCTGCATTATTCGATGATCCTATACACAGACATGTATTGGTTAGCTAGGTTGTGTTTCTCCAACTTGTTGGCACCAGTGAGGCGTACCAAAGCAATGCGCCAAAAATTGTCTTCTTGAAACTCGGTTTCGCTAACCCACTCGCTACCCCACCGCACCGTCCACATGTCGAGTAATGCGGATAATGGTGCCTTCATGCCTTCATGCCGTAGGTCTTGCTCGGTTAACGCCTTGAACTGCCCGTATGGTTGATCGACTGTACTTAACGTTACCGTTCCTCCATTTTTTATCGCTTGCATGTGCACTCTTTGGTGCTCTATTGCGTCAGCGTAGTCCTTGTCGCTTATTCCCATTATTTTATTGCCCCCTTTGCGGTGCGTTTGTACGAACGGTTCTCGCTAGCTGGCACAGCTTTTAGATTGGAACGTGTTGTGGTACCGCCCTTGCTGAGTGGCTTCTTGTGATCTACGTCCTTGCCGTCACCCTTACTTACCACACCTTCACGCTCAAGCATGCGCCTAGCTTTGTTACGCTGAGCCCGCTTCTTCTTAACTGCTTCTGTACCGTCGTAGTTTGCGTATTCTTGTTTGTAGTCTCTTTTGTATGTCATGATATGCCTTAGTGTTTGGGGTTAAACTCGCAACCCTTGACTTGGCACCAACCGCAGAGCGGGGTGCTGGTTGGGTTCCAAATGCCATTATCGTAGGATGCGGCCAGCTTGGCTACCCTCTCCCTGTACCGCCACCAATGAAAGTCTTTCTGATCTACTGTCATCACTTGCGTAACCATCGTGTTCTTCACAACGAATAGCAGAGCGGAGTTTACTTGGCGTATGTGGGGAAAGTGGGCAAACACCATCAAAGACATCAGGGTTAGCTGGTCACGGTCGGGGTACTTGTCGTTACCTGTCTTGTAGTCCACTACTCTAGCCTTGAGCCCCTCGTCGTCAATAATCAGTAGGTCAGCGATACCACGTACCCATACATCAGGGTCGTCAAAAGCACAGGGGGTTAGGTCTTCTTTTAGCCCCATCTCGTGCTCGGTTAGCTTGCGCCCTGCTTTCTTCTTCAATGCGTCCAGCGTTGACTGAATAAACAAGTGCTCGGGGGGTAGGGGTGTACCGTCCTTGATATACCGTTCAGCAGACTCGTGTACTTGCTTGCCGTAGATGGTGTGAACTGTGTCGGTGAACGGGTAGTTCTTGAGTACCTTGACCTCATGGAAACGTCTCGCACAGCCTTCGTAATCTTTGAGCCCTGAGTGGCTCCACTTAATTTTAGGCATTGTGTTTAGTCCAGTAGTTGAATGCTTTGCGTAATGCTTCGTAGGCGGTGTCGGCTCTGAATGTTACAGGGCGCTTGGTCTTGGGGTCTATTAGCTGAATTATGTGGTAATCCATATTGGTGTCCGCATTAAATTCAAACCCATTTAACTCAATCAAGTCCACCATAGTCTGTTCTTCGGCGCTCCACATTTAGAACTTCGCAGTCTTGATGGCTTGGTCTAGGCGGTCGGCAAAGGCCGTTACGAACTTCTCGTTGTATGTTAACTTACAGTCCATGTCGTACAGAATTGCGTGGGTAAGCTCATGCCAAAAGGTATTGCTTCGCTCGTCCGCGCTGTACACATACCCGCGTTTGGTGTTGCCTTGGGCGATGGTCATGGTGTGTGCTGCCTCATCAAAAGAGCCTCTGCACAACGTCTTGCCAACCAGTACGTCAGGTTTCGTGCGCACCAGATGGGGTGTTCGCCCGATGGTAACTTGCTTCGGTAACATCATTTTGCTTCTCCGTATCGTTTGTTACAGCCTGTTTCAGCATCTAGCGGTATGCCCGGCATGTACGCTGGGTCTTTCACCATCTGCTCTAAAACCCAAGCCTCGGCTTCTTTGGCTTCGTTCTCGGGTACTAATACCACTACCTCGTCGTGCACGGTTAATACGCAGGAATACCTCTTTTGTATCCTGAGCATGCCGTCTGTCATTACACATCGTGCTACTGCCTGCACGACGTTTTCTACTATCTTGCCCCCGTACAGCTTACGCCTAGACTTTTCGTCGGCGCCATACGACCACTGAATACGGCCTTTTTCATCGGCGTCACCAGTTAGTTTGGGGTACTTTAAAGCTAAACCACTAGGTAATAGTATACGCTCCTTGTCAAAAGTTAGGCATTTATATACATAGGGTTTACCCTGATATAGACTGTTGTTTACCAACGAGTTGCACAGTTCCCAAAAGCTGACCACAGGGTTGGCGGCGTGTCGGTAGATGTCGATGATCTTCTTAGCGGCTAAACAATGCGTTAGCAAATCTTTGTCGGAGCAGGTGTGTGGTATTGCCGCCATCATCTCCATGTTCTTCTCCCAGTTAATGAAGTCATGCACGTCTTGACTGCTTACCCCCAACTGCTTGGCAAAGGTCTTGTCGTACATTGTTGGCGGTGCACCTAGGAAACCAGTAAGAAGTTGTGCCGCAAAGCTAGCCCAACCCATGCCATAACCACAACCTAGTAGCGCTGACTTAGCTGACTGTCGTAAGTCAGGGTGGTCGTTCTTATTTAAATTCGGAATGCCGAACATCTGCGCACCAAAGGCTGCGTACGCATCTTGGCCCGACGAAAATATTTCGAGTAAGGGTTTGTAATCCGAGAGGTATGCCAAGACTCTAGGTTCAATCTGCGAGAGATCGCAAACCACGAGCGTAAAGCCGTCCGGCGCTTGGATAGATTTACGTAGGAAAGAACCCCGCTTGAGGTTTTGGAGATTAAGCCCCGAACCCTTGGACGCTGACCAACGACCCGTGTGCGCTCCGTAGTAGTTGAGCGGGACAGGAAGCGTACCTCGTTCTGAAATGTCAACGAATCTCTGTGCTCTTGTCCGTTCCAACGTAGATTTAACTTTGAGACGGGCTTCACAAAGAAGGGCAACATCCTCATTATCAGAGTTAAGTAGCGCTTGGAAGAGGGCGTCGTTCTTAGCAAATGCGTAAGCTTCTTTGCCGGTCGTTTTGCTAATCTTTTTCGGCGGGACAACGCCAATTGTTTTAAGAACATCAGCAAACTGATCGTTACTAGCCAGCGACGTTTCTTCAATGCCAATCCTTTCAAGCAACGCCTCACGTTTCGTTCTTTCATCTGCGATCGCTTCACGTAGCATCTCCTCATCTAGTTCCAGTACGGGGTTGGTAAACATCTTGAGCGTCATGTCGATCAGTTTGAGTTCCTTAAGGGGAAAGCC